GTCGGCAGCGGCCCGCCAGCTCGCCTCGTCCATCCGCGTGCGGGCCAGCCCCCGGAAGTCCCGGCCGGTGTAGACGAGATAGAGGATATGCGCCGGATTCATCGCCTTGATCTGGCCGTCCGCGAGCCAGATAAATTGCTTTTCGGGATACCAGGGGTTGCCGTCCCACAGGCGGTTGCCGCCTCGGCGCAGAATCTCCCAGGTCTTCGGGTAGGGGTTCATGGCGGTGACCAGGCCGGAATAGAAGCACGTGGTGACGCCCCGGAACGCCGGTACCAGGCCGCCGAGCATCGCCGCCAGGCGCGGCAGGACGCCCTGGTCCTCCTCGCCAAACAGCACGTCAAGCGTTCCGTCGAGCCCGCCTTCGCCCTTCTTCCCGCCGAAGAGGTCCGGCGCATTGATGCGAACCTGGCCGTTACTGGTGATCGAGCCCTTCCATGCGGTCTTGCCGCTTGCCCGGATTGCACAGACCTCGTCGATCTTCTTACCCAGGGCGAAATGGATGTCAAAAAAGTACTCGAACCCGACCGTCTGTGCCTTCGGTTTAGCGCCCATCGGCTACCTCCTGGCATGCGTGCTCAACCAGCTTGAGCGCGAGCGCGTCGCCGGTCGCGACTAGCACGTCGGCTTCGATGCCGTCCCGTAGGAACGCCATCCAATCCAGGCCATGGCGCTTGAAGAAGTCCCGCGCCTGCCGGTGGCAGTAGCCCTGCCGAGTGGTCCAGGTCGGCACGGTATGCAGGTGCTGAGCCGTAACGATCATTTCTTGCTCCCTTTGGTCTTAATCGCCTTCGTTCTGTAGTTGCCCACGGTCAGCACCATCCAGCTCTTCGACCAGCACTGACCGAAGACGGCGACCTGTTCGTCACCCTCGTCGCAGCGCGGGAAATCGATGTCTTCAAAGGCGGTCGGCTTGGGCTTCTGCGGCTTCGGTGCCAAGACCTTGGATAGGATGAACGACGCCGCCAGGATGACGAGATTGATTGTGATCGGGTCCATGGCCTACCTCACCAGACCTGGTCGCCATCGAATGGCGACTTGCCTTGCATCGCGTTAAACCCCCTGAAGTTGGGGAGGTTGCTGAATTTGTCGTCGCAGGTCTGCGCGAGCCCGTCGCAACCTGGATAAACCCGCAGTTGGCCACCTGCCGGAATGCCCTCGGTGCCGCCCAGGATGTAAAGATCGGGTCCGGCGTGCCGCTCGATGTAGCGGCTATCGTAGTTGTCGCCGTCCACTTGCCACTCGACGTAGCCCCCGGTAAACCAGCCATCGACATAGCCGGCGACCACGCCGCTGGAGATCACCCAGCCGCTGATGCTCTGCGGCGTCAGCGTCACGCGATACGGAACGAGGTTGACCTTGCAGCGATGGTCGCCAACGACTGCCGTGCAGGTGCGGCAGTAGGTGTCGATCAAGCCGGGCTGGTCCATCAGTTCGTCTTCTGACACGCACGTTATGCGGCAGCTATCCACGGTCGGCCAGTCCACATCGCCAATCTGGCCCACCCAGGAAACCGCTGCCTCGGTGTCGCCGTAGTGCATGTCGTAGACGACCAGGTCGATGGCACCGCTCGGCGACCGGGACTTGTACAGCAGCGCGACGTCGAGGTCGGCCGGCGCGGTGATGACGAACTGGTCGGACTGCGGATCGCCGGAACAGATGATCCCGTTGTCGATGATGCCGCCCGGCACGGTGCGGAAAATCTGGTTTTGATAAGTGATGTCCCGGTCGCTGCTGTTGTAGCTCCAGCGGATGGCTCCACGGCTGAACTGGTACAGCCGCACCGGCTGCCCATCCGCGAGCGAGCTTTCGCGGCTGTTAAAACTCATCGTCACGAACCCCTTTGAACGTCAGGGCGGCAGTTGCTACGCCCTCGCTATCAGTGACGTGCTCGATCTCGACCACGTCGGTGGCGGCGCTACAGAGCGCCATGAAACAAATGCGCGCCACGTCACCAGGCTCGACCAGCCGGCCCAGGGCGGCATCGATGGCCAAGCGCTCGGTGTCGGCGTCCAGCTCTGTGCTGGTGAGGATGCGGCGGTGATAGACCGTGCCGTCGTATAGCTCGATGCGGATATCGCGACGGCCCGGCCGGCCGTTGGCGAAACGGGCATAGCCGATATTGCGCACGTCCAGCGCGGTGGACAGCTGCGAGACGGTGGCGACTAGGGTCAGGTCGTCGGCGTGGGTCGGCACCCATAGCGGCTTCTGCTGGCCGCGCAGCGCATAGACCAGGCTACGGAACGCCGACCGCTCGGCTCGGCCCATACCGATCCAGCGATGGCCGATGACGGGCAGCGCCATGCCGGCGACGTCGGTCACGCGGGGAATCGCGCTGCCGTTGTCCAGGGTGGACAGCAGGCGCTGATAGCTGGAGGTGAGGTCTTCGCTTTCGTCCGGGCGCTGTTCCAGGACAGGACGCCCCCGGTACATCGTCGCCGGCATCACCTCGGGCCAACTGCTGGGTTCCATCACCAGGAACGACACCCGCGCAGACTGCGCGGTATCGGTCAGCCGGGTCAGCGTGGGCTGCTCGGTCAGCTGCGCGGTGCGTACCGGGTACAACCGGGAGCCAGTTCTCCAGGCAGCCTGGACGGGCCGGACCAGGTCCAGGCCGCTGGCGGTCACCGTCTTGACCTCGACGACCTCATAAGTAAAAGCGTCCTCACCGCGCAGCATCGCTAGACCGCCGTCGCGGAAGTCGAGGCCGGCCGTGTCGCACGGAATGCCCAGCGACCCGGCCGCCAGCGGCTGGTGGAGCAGCTGGATATCAGGCCAGATCGGCAGCGCCCAAATGCGCGCGCCCCAGCCGAACAGCGTCATGTCCAGCAGCTGCCGCTCGCGATCCACCGCGTACATGTTCGCGTCGAACTCTCGGCGCGGCGCCAGGCGCATGGCTCGGCGCTGGGTCACGGCCGATTCGCTTTGCAGGATATTTGTCGATGCGCTCAGGCGTTCGACGATGCTGTCGCCCCAGTCCGGTGCGAACGTCCAGGCGATGATGCGATTGCCAGTGATGACCAGGACCAGGTTCGGCTCGCCCTGGAGTCTCCAGACGATCCTCGCATTGACGACGGGCGGGCCGTCCGTGCCAATGCTGACGGTCCAGGTGCGTTCCTCCAGGGCGGCGAAACCCAGCGGCGGCGACGCCTGGCCAGACAGCGTGATGCCGTCTGCGGCTTCGCGGTCGATTGCGGTCAGCGTGCGCGGACTGAAATATGCGTTCCAGACTGATGCCGGTCGTATCTGGGTGCTGACGACGTTGCCCAGTTCCATTGCGGTCGGAATCAACCAGAGGCGGTTGTAGTAGTTCTCTTCCAGAGCGCTTTGGTGGACAGCCTGGTAGGTCGAATGGATCACCTCTACCGGCTGATGCGCCCCATAAGCGCCGCCCCAGGTCGAGGCCGCGACCGCTGCAAGGCTGATGTCCTGGTTCAGCTCCAGGGCGTCGATATTCGGCGTGATGCCAGCAACGATCCCCTCCACAGGCTTCGGCACCTGGAACCCCGGAAACGTCGCCATCACTCGACCACCCGGAAGCAATAGCCGACCCAGGCGCTGGTGCTGTCGAAGTCGGTAGCGGTTCCGCGTTGGAGCAACGGATAGACGCGCCAAGTGTCGCTACCGACGACAAGCGGATCACCAGGCGCGAGGAAGGCCATGTTGCACAGCCCAAAGTCCGGCACCTCGCCCACGTACCGCGAGCGCTGCTGAGCGCCGAACGCATAGATTGCGCAGGGCACAGGGGTGGTCGAGCTGTTCAGCTCGTTTGCGCTGGCGTCGATCAGCCCCACGTCGGGATGGTACTGACTGCTGTAGTTTCCGCGACCGGGGCCGACGACGCGCCGGGGGACGTTCGTTGTGTAGTCGAACGGCAACCATTCCGGCGACGGGCCGCCGTCGAGGCCGTCCAGCCGCAGCATGCAGCTGCTGTTGCTGTATTGAATGTGGTAGCCATCGAACGGATGCGACGACCAGTTGTTTGTCAGTGCCTGACCGGGGGTATAGATGAACGAGCCGCAGACATACTGACCGCCTGTATAGCCGACGCCCCGTTTGTTGAGCGAGCCAATCATCACCGGCCGGAACTGACCTGCCGCGATTTCGACGTGCAGGTGCAGATAAGCCGCCGTGGCAAACAGGTGGTAGCGCGTGAACGGCCCACCGCTCAGCTGTGCGACGGTCGGCCCCTTCGACGAATAAGGGTTGTTCTGCACCGAGTTACCGGGCTGCGCGTTCCACGCCAGGCTGTTATCGAACCCCGTATTGCCCGCCATCTGGAACTGATTGGCTCCGGCATTGAATGACCAGTACCCATCAGCGTTGTGACAAAGCCATTCCGATGCCGAGGCGCGGTCGGTGACCCAGCCGAGCGACTCGGCGTGGACGCGCACCTTGGCGAGCAAGTCGGCCGGGTTGTTCGCTGTTCCTGTGAAATAGGCCATGTCAGTCCTTCCTGATCGCGTAGAGCCAGGGGTTGCCCGAGCGCCAGGCGGTTTGGAAAACAACGTGGTCCACTCCGTCCTCGACAATCACGTCCTCGGCGCCGGAGTTGAGCGTTGGCACGTAGAAAGCGCCGTCGAAGTCGCCCAGGTTTCGGCGACCCTCGGTTTCGCGGGTGACGAACGACAGCGCCTTGAGCGGGAACTTCCCGAATGAATCCCGCAGTTGTTTGACCACGGTGTCACTGCTGCCCGCATAACGGCCGCAGCCCAGCGGGAGGAGCGTCCGATTGTTGTAGTCGGACTCGTTGGCAGCCCCTCCGTCTACAGTGAAACCGAGCCAGCGCCCGGCGGGATCGCGGAGATAGCAGCTACGCTCATAGGGGCTGCTGATGCCCCGGTGCCGGTCGCTGACGTCTGACCAGCGAGTTGCAACGTCACCACGGTAGGAGCCCACGACGGCAAGCGGGTACGGATACTGCGACGGCGGACAGGGTGGCAGGATGAAGCCGGCGCCGGCCGACTCGTAGATCGTCGAGACTTTCACGACGATCCAGAAGCGTCGGCCGTTAGCGAAGAACCAATAAGGCATCGGCTGGTTCCAGGCCAGCAGTTGCACCCGCGGGCTGTAGTTGGCAAACGCGGTCCAGTAGTCGCCACCGGGCGGGATCGCTCCAGGATTGAACGCCGTGCCACCCATGAGCCGGACGTTGTAGTAGTCCAGGGCGGTATCGCCGTAGGACTGGATGCCCATGAAGATGCTGTCGGTGCCGCCCAGGCCGGGGGCGCGCAGGGTCACCTGGCGCACGGCGATGGCCGTGCCCGACGCGGGAAGGGTGTTGTCGAAAACCTTCTCGTAGGCCTGCCCAGCTGCGACCAGGTCTGGGTTCGCGGTGAGGAACTGGACGAGGCGCTCGACCAGGTTCTGGTGGTTCGTGGCGGTGCCGAATTCGGTGGCCATGGGACTCCTAGATAATCTGCTTGACGGCCTGGCGGTTCTTGTTCAGCCAGACCAGGAAGTGTTCGCCGCCTTTGCCGGCCCACATGTCGGCCGCCATCTGATCCGTGTCCTGAACGGCGTGCAGGTAGATCGAGTTGGCGACCGAGGTGCTGAAGTTCTTGGATGGCTCCTGCAGGCGCGAAGCAGCCAGGCCCGGAGCAGGCATTGCGGGTGCGGGAATGCTGGCTATGCCGCCCGTCGCGTGCCGCACAGCGCCGGACCAGTCATGCAGCGCAGCCCAACCACGCTTGTTGATGTCCAGGAGCAGCGGGGTCATGCCCGGCTGGGTTGCGGCCGCGGCTCGGATGATGACCTCTTGATCGGAGAGCCAAGCGGGAATGCTGTCGCTGGTAGGAGTACCTGGACCACGGACCTGGCCACCCTCGGCGAAGCCGAACATGCTGGTGATCGAGGACCACCACCCGCCACTACCGGCAGCCGCACCTGCCGCACCGGCACCACTGGCAGCGGCACCTGCCCCCTTTACCCCATTCGCCAGAGCCAGACTCCCGGCGGCACTCTGTAGAGCAGCTGCGCCAGTAACCAGCGTTCCTCCGGCCGCAGCCAGAGCCCCCGCAGCCGATGTCACGGCCGCGGCTCCCGTTACCATGCTGGTGTCTTGCTCACCTTGGCCGAACAGACTCATGAGTCCTGCGGTAGCCTTCTGGGCCAGCTGCTGCGCGGCAACGTCGGCCAGCGATCGGCTGACCGACTGCAGGAACGAAACCGCGGCCTCCTGCAGCGACAGCGTGCCATCGGCGAGACCGCGCAGCGCATTCTGCATGCCATTCTCGATACCGGATCGCAGAGCCAAAGTGAGCTGGTCGGCGGCCAGCCGGGTGTTTTCGAGCTGCTGGCGGAGATCCTTCACGCGCTCGATCGCTGCCGGATCGCCAGTTGCCTTGGCCAACTCCTCCATGCGAGGCACAAGTTGCTCTACCTCGTCGGCGGTGGACCGATGCAGGTCTAGCAGTTGCTGCCGCGCGGCCAGTTCGCTGACGAGACCGGCCTGCTGGGCGACCTGGATACTCGACTCCTGCCGAGACTGCTCGCCGAAGATCCGGTCGACCTGGTCCTGGAGCTGCTGCAGCTCAGCCTTGGCCTTCTCGATTCCCATCAGCTTGCTGACCAGGCCGGCGCCTTCGGTGTCACCCGTGGCGAGCAGACGCTTCTGCAGGTCGCCGTACTTCTTCTCGATCTCGGCGCCGGCCGCCTCGACGGTTTGGCCGGTGGCCCGAAGGTAGTCCAGGTTGAGTTGCTTCAGGGTTGTGGCGTCTTTCTTTGCCTGTTCGTCGGCCTTCTTCTGCTTTTCTGCCGCATCCAGGGTCGCCCAGGCGGCGCGAGCGCGGGCTTCCAGGGCTCCTGTCAGATTGCGTTGGTCAAGCTCGTACTCACGCAACGCAGCCCGGCCCTTGCCGTAGGTCGCCGCTTCCTTCTCCAACTGCTTGACCCAGTCTTCGTTCTGTTTGGCCAGGCGCGCAGCGGCCTTGTCTTCGCCGCCTGATGGCGTGAAGAGTGTCTTGGTGGTGGGGCCTGTACCGGTGACCGTAGTCGCGGGTAGCGCCGCGACCTGGCCGGCACCGTTCAGCACCGCGTCACGCTGGTCCTGCCATTGCTGGATC